ACCTTGTAGTGGTGCATATTGCTCTGGAGCCATCAACCCTTGTTGTAACTGTTGTCCAGTTAGCCCACGCAGTTGGTCTTGATATGCTCGTAATTCAGGAGAAACTTCGTACCCTGCGGCAACCAAATCACCTTCAGGGCTAAACTGAAAATTACTTCCTCCATAACGAGTGGTAATTCCAACAGGACGAAAACGAGCCGCATCAGCCGCCATCTGAGCCGCTTCTCTTTGAGCCTGTGCAGAAGTGTTTGCCGCTTTTTTAGCGGCCTCACCTTGCATATAACCACTTGCTAAACTAGCCCCACCTACAACTAAAGCCGCTGTGAATGGCATATTAAATCTCCTTTGCTACCGCTACATGAGTAGCATTAAAACCAAGTTTCTCGTAAAACATTTCTAAAGACTCTTTCAAGTTATAACTCGTAATAAGTCTTTTACACCCATTGTTCTTTGCAGTTTCTTCAACAAGATCAAACATTTGCTTTCCTATCCCATTTCCTCTGCATGATGGAGTCAAAAAGAACATATCTATCTGACACCATACTTCATCGTAATAAGGGCTTTTGAAAAACCCGTAGAACGCATACCCAATTGTCTTTCCCTCATCCTTGGCGATTACTACACGCAACTTACCAAGATAATCCTTGTTGAACATTGGCTTTTTATTCTTAAAATATTCCCAATGCTCCAACGCAATCTCGTCAAAGTTCTCGATGTCATCCAATGTTCCATCAATGACTTGTATAACTTCTTCTGCAATCATGTTATTCATAAAGAATGTTTACAGTACCAGCATCAAACTGATCTGTTCCGTTGACTGTTGTTATGCGAACACGATCAAGAGTTCCACCCAAAGCCACATCACCACCACCAAATGAGGAAGTGGTTGTTGTAAATTTCATAGTATGGTCAGAAACAAACACATTTGAACCCATGTGAGCAATACGCATCATTCCGCTAAATATGTTGTTTGCCGCATTGTTCTTGATAACAAATCCAGCGGTACTGTCTGCGCCACTATTTCCACCAGAGTTGTCCACATCCATAGATGAAGAAATATAACCAGATGTTGTAACTCCACTAGAAGTGCCAACTTGGATTAGCATATAAGAAATACCATTTGTACTTAAACCTCTGACCATAACTGTCACTCGATTCACCCAACTAGGTATACCTGTAAAATCAATAGTTGTTCCAGATGCTGTAAGTGTTGTGCCTCTAGTAAGAAAACTAGCGCCCATCGTTGCTGTTCCACCAAATGTAGGACTATTGATAGTTGGGCTAGTCAATGTCTTGTTTGTCAATGTCTGGGTATCTGAAGTTCCTACAACTGTTCCTGAAGGTGCTGTTGTAGAACTCCATGTAGTCAAATTTGAACTGTATGCTTGTACATCAGTACCAATCACAACGCCAAGAGCGGTTCTAGCGGCAGATGCAGAACTAGAGCCTGTACCACCACTAGCAACAGCCAAATTACCTGTAACACCAGTAGCCAATGGCAATCCTGTGCAATTAGTCAAAGTACCAGCAGAGGGCGTTCCAATGTTAGGCGTAGTAAAGGTAGGAGATGATAAATCTGCCTTAGTAGCAACAGCAATAGCAATGTTGTTGAACTCTGTGTCAATCTCAGTACCCTTGACAATCTTTAAAGCATTGCCAGAAGATAAGTTATCTTTGGTAGCAAAGTTCGTGCTTTTGGTGTAATCACTCATGATTTTTTCCCTTGTTTAGCCTGTATCTCAATTTTCTGTATAGACAAGGCTGTACCATTGATATTAGCCTCATACCCTGTTTGTACAACCTTACCCGTACCACTTGCAGAAACAGTCAATGTCTGCAAAGCAACTCCATCAGAATAGTATGCAATCACAGTAGCATTTGCGCCATACTCAGCAATCCCATAATAGGATTCACCCTGAGTAGGAATAGTTGAATTGTCTGACAAATAGTTGGTCTTAAAGTCAAAACCCCACTTAAAGGTCACAGTCTGATTTGTTCCACCAATCACAACAATGGACAACTTCTTCAAAATAGAAGTCACATTGACATCACCTAAGTCTGCATGGTTTGTGTAATACAAGAATCTGTATAAACTTGTATGGTCTTGGTAAGTGCCATATTTTCCAATATAGCCATTCTTACCAATTAACAAATCACCATTTCTTCTTGACAAAAGTGCTGTTGGCTCAATAGAGTCCCAACTGGTTACTCTAAGTGAACCATCTTGCAGTTGTATCCGTGTATCAAAGCAAAACAATGATTTGATAGATGGGAGCGTCAACAAGTAAAAGGCTTCTTTTTCAGAGTAAACAGACTTGATGTTTGCTAATGTTTCGCCTGAAACAGCACCTATTAAGTCATTCCTAATGTTTTTAGACAAGTCTCCCAAAGGAATAGACTTTTCTATGATTGTTCTAGCAAAAGAACGAACACCAGAGTTAGACAAGAATAAGATGTCTTTACCAGTAGATTGGATTGAATCCCTTGCTATACAACCAATACCGCCCACACTATCATTTAATGACATTGTTGATGGTGTTGTCGCATTGGCGTATACAAGAATCTGACGCTTGCCAAATATGATTAGGAATCCATTGTGTGCCGCTAAACCAGTTATCTCATCTGATCCGTTAGGCCATACCCTGTCTACATTTAAAGAACCCGCTGTTCCTGTTGACCACACATGACCAGAAAGCAAATCAGAAAAGAAGATGGTTGATGTGTTTGTAGTTGTACTTGCCACCCACAACCGACCAAAAGCACTAATAGCAATATTGGCAGAAGGAACAGTAGCAACATAACCCGTCTTCTCAGACACACGCCTGAATGTGGTTGTGCTGACCGCAGGGTCATAGATTAATGGGTCATGCCCAGATTGGAAGAAATAGGTAATGCCATTCAAAGATGTGCATTGCCAATTGCTATTAGTAATAGTCGGGGCAGTACCCCCACCACCATAGGTAAGTTCAACAACAGCGTTAGAACCATCTAACTTGAATAACTTGTTGTTACCAGCAAACAATATGGTTAGTGTTCCATCAAGTTGCACTAACTCATGGATAACTTTTACATCATTTGCGCCTAAGTTGCCAGAGGATGAATTAACCCTTGAGAAGCCTTTTCTTGAGCCAATGCGTCCGTATTGGTCAATGATGCAATTTGTGGCAACTAAAGCAAATCCTTGATTTAAGTCCAAAGGAGAGTCTTGGGTGTTTAACCCGTAAAAGCCTGGTGCGCTTATGCTAAAGACTTGGATTGCTTGGCTCATATTGAGACAAACTCCTGATTCTCTGGATAGCGTGTGCCTTCCAAAGCAATATAGTCAGACAACATTGCCCGATATAGACTGTATGCCTCTGAGGAAGTCAATCCACCATCTTCACCACGCTCGACCAATGCCCTTGCATAGGCGTTCTGCACCACTAAAACATCAGGAATCTTTACTACTGTGGAATTAGATGCCAATATTGCCTGTGGAACAGTCAACATGAATTTAATTGTATACACGCCATTAGGGATTGGATAGAGTTTTACTTGTGTGTCGTAAGAGCCATCTACCCCATCAAAAGCATATTCTGTGGGTGTTTCAGTAGCAACAGGCGCAAAGTTCAACTTGCGGTTCATATCCACAAAAGCAATGTTTGTCAGTCCTAAAAGGCTAGTGGTATTGAGTACATCCATAACCTGAAACTTCTGTCCAGCCCCTGTGAGGGAATAGGTAGAAGTATTGGCAACAGTTGTAACTGTAATAGTTGTACCCAAGGCGTTCCAACTAAACGCATCCTCAATTTGACGCTTGGCATCATTGACAAACTTGCCAATCAAGGTTGAATAAGTGGTTTCGTTGTAAGTAGTGACTTCAGGCTCTCTGAGTCGCACTAATACATCGTTAATCAGTTCTAAATAGGTCATGATCTAGTCAACCCTTCTTCTTCAAATGTGGCTATAAAACTGAATGAACTTGCTGACTGAGTAGTTATTTTGATTTTGTCGCCTTCTTCTAAAACAATGTAGGCACTTCCATCAAACTGTAAGTAAGTTTTTGTTGCAAAATCGTATTGAGTCAATATATCAAGAGTGGTACTAGCACTTGCATCAAACCATTGAACAGTTATATGCTTGGTAGACCCGCCTGTATTGTGTATATACATTACAGTAAATTTGGCGTAATAACCAATAGGGCAGGTATAGACTGTTGTGTCTACTGCCGCTGTGGGATTAACACCAACCGATAATGCTCTCATTTTGCC